AGGAGATTTGGACAAGCAATTTGGGCTAGGTGGTATAGGTGCCGGTGAGGTTCTAGTACTAAGCGCTCCTACGTCCTGCGGCAAGAGTCAACTTGCTCTTAATATAGCTATTAAGTCCGCACTGAAGGATAAGTACCCAGTTGGAATTATTAGCCTTGAGATGCCACAAAAACAGATTGTTAAGAGAATCATAAGTATAAAATCACAATCCAATTTAAGAGAAATAAAGGATTGTAATATATCAGAAGAAAAAATGCAGAAGGTACGCGACGGCTGTGACCAGGTACAGAAGTTGCCAATCTATACAGTTCATAGTGTAAGGGATGTATTTGATATTTGTTCGTACGCCAGAACGATGGTACGCAGGTACGGAGTAAGGTTACTTGTAATTGATTATTTACAACTCATACCATTTGGTCAGAACAAGCACCAATCCAAGAATGATGCTATTGCTAATATATCGCATACAATTAAGCAGCTAGCCTTGGAGCTTGACATAGCTATTATGCTTCTGTCGCAGGTTAATAGGGAGGGAGCAAAACGCGAGGGCGGTTTAGCTATATATGATTTGAAGGACTCCGGTGATATTGAGAATGATGCTGATATTATTCTTCTTATGTGGCCAGCATTAGGTGATATTGAACAATCAAAACTACTTGACGGCAATGGTTTTTATATCAATATGAAGTACTGCATCGCAAAGAACCGAGAGGGTGAGCGCGATCTGAAAGGTAATTTTAAATTCTATAGTTCCAAAGGAATCTTTGTATGAATTTGGTACAGGTAGTCCAACTATTAAGACGTTGGTGGGTCATCATTTACCCTTTCAACCACCTGTGCCTCTTACCTTTATGAAACGTACTGAACGCAAAATAATACAAGCATTCAGCAAGCATTATCCCAAGCTTGGCGACTTTTCAATGACGCACGATATGAGTCCCTATGACTTCGAATGCGATTATTATATTATTGAAATAAAATCCAGAAACAAGCGTTATGATCCCTGGATTATTGAACGCATAAAAGTTGATTCCAATACCGGTATAGCAGAAAGTCTAAAAAAAGATTTTTTGTACTTGACGGAGTACAATGGTAATGCCTATATTTGGAACATAAGCCAACTTATTCGTGATAATTATGACTTCAAATGGGAACAAAGACAAATGCCTTGGCAGACTGAGTTCGATAAGAATCAAGTTATCCAAAAGCAAGTAGGATATTTATTTGAGAAAAAATGCAAACAGATAAAATTATGGAACTGACTAAAAATGACATCACTAGAATACGTACACGTATTGATTTACTACGTAAGGACTCCGCAATGCTATCACATAGGATTGATCAGGATATGATGAGACGTAAATCCGTTCAGGAGGAGAAGAAACGTCTTAAAGGCCTTCTAGCTAAGTACGCAGAACTTTCCGCGAAAGCGGGTAATTAGGGTAGCCCTCATCGCTTTTTGTGTTTTTAGCGGTGAGGGCTTTTTAGTACCCCCTGTTGATGCCACGAGGTAAAAACTCCTCTACTAATGCTGATCCGGGTACTCTTTTGCCACCCATAGCTTCACGCAATTCTTGGCGCTCTTCTGAGAATGGGTTAATTAAACGTAAAGTCATCCTTGCAGCATCTGATATAGGTCTATCTTGTTTACGAGATGCTTGCATTTCTGCCAAATCTCCACCTTCACCTACTAAAGGTAAACCTTTTTCTGAAACATCTGAGAAGAAGTTAGTAAGTAAGTATTTACCCAAATATGTACGTTTAGCAGCAATCTGACCCATTGCTTGAGTATTTGGATTAGCTAATAAACTTTTAAATAATTTAGGATCATTAAAAGCATCAACTAATATTCTATCCATTTGAGATGTCCTTAAATTAGTTAAAAGTTCAACTACAGTTCTTTTACCAAACGCTGCTGCCGCTAATTTGCCCGGACCTGCTATAACAGTAGCTGCGGCACCACCTAACCCAGTTCCCAAAATTTGATCTATGATTTTAGGTTTTTGTGCTAAATCTACAGTGCTTGAGATAGTTCTTGAGTTGTAAATATTGTATTTATTTACTTCATCAACATAAGTACGAACCCTGGCCATCTCTTGAGGGCTAAGTATTTCATTAAATGCAGCGTTTATTTCCTTATTGCCAAATATTTGACTAAGTTTTGATAAGCCATTGTCTTTTGGGTTTCTACTTAAATTAACAATGTAATCATATACTGAATCCTTAAAACCTTGCTCAACATCTGCTTTGCTGATACCGTTCGTCTTGTAATAAGATATTGGTGTCCTACGTATTAGTTCTTTTATTTGTCTGATGTTACCAACTGGATCACCTGAACTAAATATTCTCTGCATACGATTTGTTACATCTCCATTAAGGAAAAGACCTAATGCTTTTTCTCCCTTAGTAGCAAATAGACTAGCGTACTGATCTTTTTTGTTCAAGAAATTAGTCCGGAGTGCATCGCCCAAATCCTTGGCGCTTTCGAGTTGAGCGCGTACTGGATGCAATAAGGGATCATTTAGAACCAAACGATGCTTCTCTAAAAACGCTTGAGCTAAGATTGGATTGATACTACCATCTGTAGCTTTTACGTTTTTTACAAATAAATTGCGTAAGTAGTCCTCAGCGCCCTCTACTATAACTTTCTCTTCAGCCGTTATCGGTCCGGGTCTTGACAAACCAGTAGCCCTTCTTAATTGTTCAAAGCCTACCAAACCCCTTTGTCCGCCTTTACCTATGGATTCATCCAAAATAAAACGTGGATCAATAACTGACTCACCTTGACGAGTTCTACCAAGTATCCTTTTTGTAAGGTCACCGCGGAATTGATTTTTTGATAATGCAGATATTTTTTTGGCTCTAGCTAATTGTACGCTTGTACCGCTTATCTTTTGTAGGTCTTCCCAAATAGCAGCACGTAATTCCTCAGCTATGTTTGCTTTTGTAAAATTTTGATTTTCACCAAACCTACGCGCCTTAGCAGCCGTTTCACCTAATTCACTATAAAGACCGTACAAATCATTAACTGTTTCAAGTTCACCGTTATTATTTAGGAACTCTTGAGCTTCATTAGGAATGTGTTTTAACTTAGGTTTAGCGATATTTTTTTTTAATTCCTCAAAAGCCTTTCTTGCGTTAGGGTACTTAAATGCGGAGCTAGATAAATCAACAGCTGCCCACGCTTCATCCTCCAAGCGTTTTACTTGTAAAAAAGTTTCATTAACAGCATCACGAATAGCAACGCTAATCATCTCAGGGGTAGCCTCATTACCTAATTCGCTTAAACGATTAAATGATGTAGTAATGTTTAGATCACTAGCCGCCTTAATCGCTTGTTGTAATCTTTTTTCCTCGTGACGAACTAAGTCTGCAGCCGTCTTTACGTTAGCTCTTTCTCCAAAAATATCAGCAAGCCTATTTAAGTATCTTTGGTTTCTTAAATTTAACTGTACATCATTTGATAAATTAGCTAATGCTACTTCAAAAAAAGTAAAGCCTTCATCACCAGTAATAATTTCTAAGGGTGCATCTGATCCTGCCAGATTATCCATCCTTCGTGCAATTTCCTCTGGATCTTTATTGGCAATTGATTGAATTATTTCTGATCCTTTTTGATAGTTCTTATTTTTGTATTCTTTGAAGTACTGGCCGGCTTCTGGGAGAAATACTGTTCGCCTCATCTTGTTGTAAAAAGTTGGTGAACCAACAGCAGTAAACCCACCGCCTATGGCTTGGGTTGTTTCGTCATATCCCCTGTACTCAAGCTCAGTTTCAGTAACAGCACTTGCTAATTCTGATCCAGCAACAAGTCCTGGTCTTTTTCGTACCTCACGTAAGAAGGGTTTAGCTATAAGTTTGAAGCCCGGTATCCTTTGACCAAGCAAGGAAAAAACACCAAACTTTGTTAGTCCATCACCGTACTCAACTAAAGTTTCGTTAGCAATCTCAGCGCGAGTTTTGGGATCCTCTATCTTTAAAGCATCTTCCATCTCCTGGCGGAAATTATTAATAAGGTCACCTGGACCTCCTCTTGAATCAACTCTATCTTGCAGTTCACGACTTAGTTCTCTGGAGCCAAAAGTATCACTTAGGAATTGTAGCACATCAACGCTTACGTTTGCAACACCTCCTGTCATTTCAAGTGCTGGGTCAACTACGCCACGATACAGTAAAGCGGCTGGGTTCAAAGCACCTATCTGTCCGCGCTCCGCTTGTGCTTCTTGCATCATTCTCTCAGCTACAGAGGTAGATTGAGGTTGAGTTTTGGCTATAGCAGCATCGTATTCTTCTTTAGTAATTTCAATAGCCATACTTACTTAATCTTATAATACTTTCCATTGAAAGTAAAATTGTTTTCTCCTCTTTGTATTGCTGCCTCTTTGGCTTCATCTAGATTATCATATAAGACTGATCTAGTGCTAAGGTAGTCTTGTATTCTTTGATTAATTACAAACGGATCAGTTATACCCTCACGTCTCGCATCTTGTATTATTTTTAATGATCCTTGATGATTCTTTTGTGCTCGTAAGATAGCTTGAAGTATTTTTTTGTTACCCTCAACAGTACTTGGTAAACCAGCTGACCAACTTCTAAATAAATTCATTTCAGCGTTAGAAATAGCTCCTTTTGTTTTTTCAACAAATTCCATCATCAATGGCTCAACTTGATTTCTAAATAATTCTTGGTTAGAAACATCAAATTCACCTACGCCCAGAAGATTTAAAAACTTTTTAGCTTCAAGTTTAAAAGTTTCTCCAAATCCTGTTTCTGTACCTTGATCCAAAAGCTCTAAACCAGCACGAGCCTTTTGAGCTGAATCATTTATTGATTGAGTCATTTCAACAACAGGAAGAATACTTGATTCTCGCATTGCATCAGCCACTGGATCATCAATAGGATCTCCAGGAAGGTTTACTGTAGTACCTCCAGACCCAAAGGATTGAGCAATTGCTTGATCCTGTGGTACATTTTGACTAATCAAGAAATCAAAATTTCTCATAGCAGCAGTTGGATCAGGACCTTGCATAGCTTCTAGCATAGCTAAGTTCATTTCTTGCTGACGCTCTTGTTGCAACTGAAAGGCCTTACCTACAGCAGGATCCTTTACTATAGCCTTAGCTAGGTTAGGATCAGTTATACCAAGAAGGCTCTTGATAGCATTAATACTTATTTGCTCATTCTCCTTCTTCTCCTTGGCTTGCACGAAGTTATTAATAGCTTGGTTCACGCTATTAGCTAAATTAACATTAGCTTGCTGAACCATAGCATTCGCTTGAATAGCTGGACGAGTAT